GTGTAAGACTTACTTCCCCGCTTCTAGTAGAGAAGTGTACATGAAGGAGTTTTTGGTAACTAGGGTAAATACTTGGTTTTGTAAGTTTTCAAGGTTAGATACCTTTGTACTATATAGAGGTGTGTACCACAGAGGTGTAGACAAGGAGCAATTTTATAGTGCAATGGAAGATGCTTGGCATTACAAAAAGACTTTGGCGATGATGAATAGCGAAAGGATCCTCTTGGAGGATTCATCGTCTGTTAATTATTGGTTTCCAAAGATGAAAGATATGGTGATAGTACCTTTGTTCGACGTATCTTTACAGAACGAGGGGAAAAGGTTAGCAAGAAAGGAGGTTATGGTCAGCAAGGACTTCGTTTATACTGTGCTTAATCATATTCGCACATACCAGTCGAAAGCGCTTACTTACGCCAATGTATTATCGTTCGTTGAGTCGATAAGATCAAGAGTGATAATTAATGGGGTGACTGCGCGCTCAGAATGGGATGTGGACAAGGCTTTGTTGCAGTCTCTGTCAATGACCTTTTTCTTGCAGACCAAATTGGCCATGCTCAAAGATGACCTCGTGGTTCAAAAATTTCAAGTGCATTCTAAATCGCTCACTGAATATGTCTGGGATGAGATTACTGCCGCTTTTCACAACTGTTTTCCTACAATCAAGGAGAGGTTGATTAACAAGAAACTCATAACTGTTTCGGAAAAGGCTCTTGAAATTAAAGTACCTGACTTGTATGTGACTTTCCACGACAGATTAGTTAAAGAGTACAAGTCTTCAGTGGAAATGCCGGTACTGGACGTTAAAAAGAGCTTGGAAGAAGCGGAAGTGATGTACAATGCTTTGTCAGAAATCTCAATTCTTAAGGATAGTGACAAGTTTGATGTTGATGTTTTTTCCCGAATGTGTAATACTTTAGGCGTAGATCCATTGGTGGCAGCAAAGGTAATGGTAGCCGTGGTTTCAAATGAGAGTGGTTTGACCTTAACGTTTGAGCGGCCTACCGAAGCAAATGTCGCACTTGCATTGCAACCGACAATTGCATCAAAGGAGGAAGGTTCATTAAAGATTGTGTCGTCAGACGTAGGTGAGTCCTCAATAAAGGAAGTGGTCCGAAAATCGGAGATTTCTATGCTAGGTCTAACAGGCAGCACAGTGTCCGATGAGTTCCAAAGAAGTACAGAAATCGAGTCGTTGCAGCAGTTCCATATGGTATCCACAGAGACGATTATCCGTAAACAGATGCATGCGATGGTGTATACTGGTCCGCTAAA